GCGGCGGCCTCTTCCACCGCTTTTTCCACGGCCAGCTCGACCCTGTTTTGGTTCCAGTCAAACCGCATTCAGCCACCTTTCGTTGTTCACGGTCCACTCGACGGTTTTGGTAAGCGAGTCGAAAAACCCCACCGGCGGTTGCCAGCCCATGTCCTGCATTTTTCTGCCGGACAGCGAATAGCGCAGATCGTGCCCCGGCCGGCTGCTGTGGAAGTCGACCAGCTCATATTTGACTCTCCGCCCCAGCACGGTTCCGATGTACAGCGCCAGGTCCAGGTTGTTGATCTCGTGCTCGCCGACGATGTTGTATTTGTCGCCCGGCTCGAACCGCTCGGTCAGAAAATGCAGCGCCTGGGCGACGTTGCGGCAATGGATATAAGACCGGCAGCCGGGCACTGTTTTGGTTTTGTCCGCATGCACCGTGATCGTTTCGCCGGCCAATATCTTGCGAATGCACATCGGGATGTATTTTTCCGGGTGCTGCCGTTCGCCAAAACAGTTCATGGTGTGGGTGATCGCCACCGGCAGGCCATAGGTGTTGCCGTAGGCCAGCGTCAGCTCTTCGCCGCCGGCCTTGGTGGCCGCGTAGGGGTTGGCGCTCGCGTAGCGGTCCCACTCCCTGTAGTCGATCCCCCGGAACGCCGGGCCGAATACTTCGTCCGTGGAAAAATACAGAAACAGTTTCGGCTGAACCTTGCGCGCCATTTCCAGAGCATTACAGGTGCCGACAACGTTTGAGACAACAAAGCGCATCGGGTCGCTGACCGAGCGGTCGACGTGTGTTTCGGCCGCCATGTGGAAAATGTAGTCGACGGGTCCGAGCTCATCGACGACGCCGATAGATACCGGATGCGCCAGGTCGGCGGCATAAAACCGGCAGCGCCGGTCGTCAAAGGCCTGGATATCGCGCACCCGGTCAAAACCGTTGCTGGCATACGTCAGGGCGTCGATCACGCTGATCTGCCAGCCGGTGTTCTTCAAAAAGTGCTCGACGACATGGTGTCCGATAAAACCGCAGCCGCCGGTGATTAAAAGGTGCTTCACTCCGATGTCTCCGTGGCTAAAATCTCCAAATAAATGTTGCGCTCATCCGGATTGATGACCGACACGATGTCAAAATACCGGCTGCCGTTCTTGATGCGCATCGTCGCCGTGATGCCGTCCTGATACCGGATGCGGACCTTGTGCGTGACTTCGTGTTCCAGCTTCATTGACTCCATGCGCTCGGCCGACCGCAGCGGCCATATCGCTGCCCATGCCGTCGTGTAGGTCGACCAGCTCGCCGATGCCGCGGCGCTGAAACTGTCGGCTGCCAGCGTCTTTGTCTGGATCGTCACCAGATGTCGCAGATCGCCGGCTTTCATGCGAACAACCTATAGTTGGCCAGCAACGCCTTTACGGTTTTCAGGCTGCTGGTGATCGTGCCGACCAGGATGGTTTCTCGGTTCTCGTAAAGATCGGCGGCTGTAATTTTGATGGCGTGTTTTATCGGCATCGGGACGCTGCTCGGATCACCGTAGCCGCAGACAAACTGCACCTCAATCGGATTGGATGGATAAAGCGTCGCTGTCGGCCACGACTCGTTGTACCCAAGCACGACTCGGCCGGGCTCGCTGTCGGTGTCGACGATATAGTCGTCGCTTGAAAACGTCGACTGGTCGGTGTCGCTGTCGGTGTACTTCACGTGCGTCACGCTCGAAAGCTGGCCGAACGGCAGATAGATGGCGTCGCCGTCCGGCCAGTCGTCGAAAAAGGCCTTCCACGTCTGCGTCACCAATTTTCGGTTAAGATATAGCTCAACATACGCTTGCGCGGCCTCCAATACGGCGGACACATACGGGTCGTCGTCGTCGTGCGTAATGCGCAAATGGTCCTTTAAGTCATCAAAATCGACCGCATGCGCCGTCGGTGCCGTTACAAGCGTTCGTTCCATTGGTTACCTCAAGTACATAATCGCCACACCGGCGCAGCTGCTGCCGGCGTTGGCGACCTTTAGCGTCAGTTTGTCGTTGGCAACAACGCCCAAAGACGCATAGCCGACCTGCTCGGTCGACGCGGCTGCCCGGTTAGCACCGGCACCCATAAGCACATCCGTGCTGTCCTGGTCGCTGACCGTGATGTCATAAGACGCCGACGGCGCTGTTGATGCATCCGGTATAGTGACAAACCGCTCGATCACGCCGTTGTAAGCCTTCGACGTCTGCACCCCGGTGACAGCCCCGGAACTGCTGGATGCAATCGACCACGCCCACTTGATTTTTTTGAGGCTGCCGTGGATTTCCTCGGTCAACACTGCTGTGCCGCTCATGTCGCCTCCTTATACCCTTGCCTCGGCATACGCGCCGGCGCTCATCGGGTAGTAAAACAGGTGGCCGGTGGCTTTGATCGATCCAGCCTGCGTCGCGTCTGACGCAAGCATACCGATCGTTCCCACGGTGTTAGCGCCGGCCGTGGTTTCGCCGCCCAGGATATGAATTTTGCCGCCCGTCTCAACATCCGTCAGGCCAGCGCTGTCAGTGATGATCGCCGCAGTAGCGACCGCTCCACCAACCAAAACAATCCTGCCGTGCGCGCCAAGGCTGGCTATGCTGGCACACTTGCCGCACATCGCGTTTGCCGCTATGGTCGGAGTTGTGAAAGTACAGTTAAAAAGCACTTGCGTTGCGTTTGCGTCAGCCGCGGCAGTCAGCTCGATAAACAACTGTTTGACAGCAATTCGGCCCACGACGGTAAAAAGCTCGGTCTGCGCCGCTATGGTGAAGTTGGCTGCTACCAGCACGCCATCCGTTGTTTTGACGTGCATGCCTGTGATCAGGTCTGCGATTCTTGCTCTTGTGCTCGGTGCATAGTTGGCCATTTGTCAGCCTTCCTTTTTTTCAAGTGTTATTGTTTTTCGACCTCGACAGCCTTTTCGATTTTCTTCGCACGTCGAAATGGCTTTTTCTTGGTCGGCTTCGGTTTTTCCGGCTCCGGCTCTTTTTCGATCGCGGGTTTTGGCGCTTCCTGGACCGGCTCTTCGGGCGCAACGTTCTTGGTAGCCTTTCTGGCCACCCCAAGTCCAATCAACCGCAGTGCAAGCGTGCGTTCGATCTGGGCCGTGTCGCCTGGATTGTATTTGTCGAACTTTCCAAGAAACTCTACAGTGATCATTTTTTTTCCTCCGGCAGTTTTTCCGGCTGGTGATACGTGCGATAGGCCGGGTATAGCGGCTTGCCGCCGGTAAACTTGAACACCGTCGGGTCCGCGTTTTCAAAAGCATAGTCGATCCACCGCCGGTGAACATGCCGCTTAAGGTGCTCCGGCTGTTGGCGGTATTGGTCGTCACCAACAACGTAATGGTTTACCAAAGCCTCAATTTGCAGCTGCTCCGGCACAATTTTCCATTCCGCAGAATCACCGCATGCGTGTTCAAACTCGGTGCAGCCGCGCTTTAAAAGCAGCCACTTTGTGCGCCCGTGTTCATCGACTTCATCCAGCAGCGGCGCGAGCAAATCATTTTTTTTGACCGTATCGTAAACCAACTGGTAGCAGCGGCGGCCCTCGTCCAGGCTCTCGTTGTACCAATAGCCGCCGTAGTGTCCGAACACCCTGTCGCGCAGCTCAAGCCCGCACTTGCTCGGCCGGTCAAGTTGGTACATCATCTGCTCAACGGCAAAAAGCTGCTCTACCGTCTGCGGCCGGATAACCACTTTCCAGCACTGATGACACGCGGACGGTACCCATGGCTTTGCGCTTTTTTGGGACACCATGTTAAACATGATCTTATGCCACCGATAACAGTCAAACGGCTCCCCGTTCGACCGGATCGCCGGCTTGATGTGTATCCACGGCGTGTCTATCGCTTGTGACAACGATCCCTCGATCTTGCCGTCAACGTCGCGCAGCTTGTAGTTGTATTTGTCGAACAACTCCTTTAAAAGCTGCACCACATCTGTCGAAACAAGGCTTTCGTATGGGCTGATCTCTTCTGTCATGTCTCTGCCTGCTCCTTTTGTCAGCGAGCGCCCGGCCCTAAAAGACCGGGCGCCCTGGTTATTAAGTAATAGCCGTCGGGTTGCTGTCGGAGGCAAAACGCGGCCCGGTCAGCAAACAATCGACAGCGGCCAAACAGGCGTGTGTTCCGGGCGTAGCAACACTGATGGCCACATAGTCGGCGTTGTACGTCACGGATGTTGACTGGAACGTTCCCATCTTTTCAGCGTCCACGTGCACAATCACATATTTGTTGTCGCTCGATTTCGTCAGGTTGAAAGTAGAGCTCGACACCGATGTTTTCGCCAGCGTGTCCCCGCTCGACGTTTTGTAATATTCATCAAGCGTCAAATCGGCCGCGGAGCTCGCGCTGGTGATCACGGTCGAATGCGTACCGCTGGCGTCATCGGCGACCTTCAGCGTTACGGCCTGGTTGGATGTTGAAGTCATTGCGCCGAGGTTGATGATGAAGTCGGCGTGCTTGTAGTTTTTCATGCTGATCCATTCGGTGGTAAACGCAGCGCCGGTCTTGTCGATCGGACGCATCACCGGAACCAGCTTGGCATTTTCAGCGAGAAACATTTTATCTCTCCTTTACCGGTAAAAAAGGGTTAAGGGTTATTTAGTCCCGATCCGCAATCGTCACAAAGTGGCTTAGCGTATCCGTCCCGTTAAACGGTGTGATCGCGCTGGCCAGCTCCGGTTGTCCGTCGGTGCGCAGGACAAAGCGGAAGCATGATTCGTCATAGACGAACCGCACATGAATGCTGACGTCCCGCTTTAAACCGCCTTTGTCGATCATCAGGTA